TGATTTGTTGTTCCAATGGACCCAGCGTGGAATCACCATAGAGGGCATCGATCAAACTCAACTCGTCCTCAAAGGGCAACTCTTCCATGATGTGGTTAAAAAGGAGTTGTTTTATGATTATTCTATTGATGGTTTTCATCACCGGTATATTGAGTTGCTCCATGTAGGCCATGGCCGATTGAAAATTCACATAAAAGGTGTTTCCCTTGGAGTCTTTGGATTGTTCTGTCATGCCCAGGTCCATCTTCTCTTGGATAATTCGTAAAACATCATCCACCTTTTTTAGATGTTTAGAAGACATACTGGGCGTTTCTTTGGCTTCGTATTGCACATAGGGTATAGATGTTTTCTTGTAATCCAGTTGTTTCATATGTTCTTGCAACGACATGATGGTGTTGCTTTGATCCCTTTGAAATAAATATAAATCTTTGATGCGAATCAAGTGCCCCTTTTGCGAGAATTTGTCCACCAACGTTTCGTTGTGATTTTCAATCAAGTGAGACAAAGCTCTGTATATATGTACTTTTTTGATTTGCTTCGTTTCTAGATGGGCAACAATGTCTTTCAGTTTATACACATGACTCTTTGTAAATAACATTTTGATTTTGGATATGAGTTTTTCACGCATGGTGTGGTCGTAATGATACGACGCATTGTCTTCCTTATCGCCATTGTCCAGTTTGTTAAAGCACGTGTATGTACACTCGCCGTAGTCGCAAATCGTGCTATATGCTTTGTCTTTCAAATCATAGGATATCTTTTTTTTATTTGACAAGACAATGGGAAGACTTTGTTTCAGCTTTGAATATTTGCGTTGGTCTTCATGTATCAAACAATCCACGCTCGCCGATTTCAGGAGCTTTTGAATGGCACCGATCTTTTGCGCCTTTTGTTCCGCTTGTCGGTATAACATGACGTCCACGCATTCTTCTTGGTTGTCTTCCGTTTGCGATCCGTGTAAAAACACCTGACAATTCCGTTGTTCCAATGGAAGGTCTTTGTGACTACAATGCCGTATGGCGCGCCCGATGATTTGGTCCACCCGATTCAAATTATACCAGGGATCTAAAATATGCACTTGACGTAAGTTTTTGAAATCTAATCCTTCACTACCCGCCATGGAGATGAGGACCACTTTACACAGGGAGCCGTCTTTGTTGCCTGCCTTGTTCACCAACGCAAGCTCCTTTTCCCCATTATCGGGCGTGTATCGTTTGTCACCCGTAATCATGGCGTATTTGAGGGATTTTTCCTTCTTGTTATTCAAAAAGTGGGAGGTCTTTCCATTGGCATTGGTGCGACCGAACCCCATTTCTTCCAAGGCCAGCGCCATGGGTATCAACCCCGAGTCCAAATATTGCGAATAGATCAACACAATGCCCTCGGAATCCACGATGCTATTTAAAATAGAGTGAATCTTGGAACTATATTGTTGAATCGTGTCCATGTGAAACGTCTTTTCAAATCCATCGTTGTATTCAAAGGTGCCCCCACGATTCATGGTACCGATCGTATCTAGGGCTTCCTTTCCGGTGACAAACGTGTTGTCGTTGTTTTGAATACACAAGGTCAATGCATTGATAGGGACTTGGAGAAAGGTGTAGGAAAAGGAATCCATGTTTTCAATGTCACCATAGTCGTATTTTTTAACGCTTCCGTTTTTCGTGGTACGGGTGAATCCTTTTTGAAAGAGCTCGCCCACGATGGTTTGGTATCCTTGGCTCTGATAGGCCGACATGGTATTCACGTAGAGGTCCAGGGCTTGCATGGGGGTGGTGATCTTTTTTTTATTGAATTGCTTTGGCGGATAGGCACCGCTCTTTGTTTGGTCTAAAATACTTTTCTTTTTGTCAAAGTCCTCGGGAAATACTTTAAAAGGAAAGTGATACGGGTCTTCTCCGCGAACATAGGAAATGTACCCGTTTGCCGCGTGGAGCAGGAGATCTTTTCCTTTGGGCTGTAATTCGTTTTTCTTGTTAAACACGTCGGACATTTTCAAAGGCGATAACCCGTCGTTTTTATGTAGTAGATTCAAAAGAAAGACGATTTCCTTGGGGTCATTGTACATGGGCGTACCGCTGAGAAACAGGAGCTTCATGTATTTGACGTGGGTGACCAACTTGTTTAGCGTATCCGAGACCTTCTTTCCTTCGCTCGTGGCGCCAATGTTTCTCACATTATGGACCTCGTCAATCACAATCATGTGTCCCGTGAACTGGTCACGTAGTTTTTGTTTGATTCGTTTAGTGACAACCTGATTGGACGGCTTCACGTCGTTATCACGGAAGTCATTCTTCATGAGTTCTTCAATGATGTTGGCAAACTTGCTATAGCCGACAAAGACATAGTAGTTACGAATCAGCCCCTTGATCTTTCGGATGACGTCTTCCTTCTTTTTCACTTGAAACAAGTCCAGTTCTTGTAACAAGGTATTTCCAATGCAACTCCGCCTCATTTTCCATAACCCGTTTTCTTGTACGAGTTCATCGGGGTTGAACAGCTGTAATTTGAAATTCTTCTGCACATTGGGCGAGGCCACAATGTATATTTTTCTCTTTTGTAGGTCGTATTTATGGTGCTTTCGGAATTCCTCCGTGATGCCAATCGCGCTACACGTTTTCCCCGAACCCATACCGTGATACAGAAGCAACCCGTTGTACGGTGTGTGTTTGCTTAAATAGGCCTTGACAAATTCCTGATGCGGGGCCAGTTCAAAATCCGAACTCATGCACAAGGTCCCCTTGGCATCTTCTTTGACGATATCCGACTTTTTCGCCACAAAGGGCATTTGAAACTCCTTTTTAAGCGTAATTTTCTTTTGTAGTTTTTCGTCCAATACATGGGGATATTTCATCTTTGGAATCTTATTTGATTTGAAAAAAATCCGATTCGTTTCATTCATACTATTAAATATTTACAATATTATTTATTTTAGATAACATTGCTTTCTTTTCATAATTGTAGATGCGGATTTTAGACAAACAATCTTGGAAGGAAAACCACTTTAAATCACCGATTTCGCTTTTCTGGAATTTGTCTTCTTGTCTCGTTTTTTCATAAGACCCGCGACATAAGTAGTACTTGTGCCGATACGATTTCAGGTTCGATCCCGTGAATGTTTCTTCAAAAAAGCCAAGGTTTTTGATAAAGAGGATATCTTGTTTGTTGTATCCCGTTTCTTCTTCAAATTCTCGGATGGAGCAATCGTAGTCATTTTCCTTGATGTTTCGTCGCCCCTTTGGAAAGCCCCATTCGGGTTCGTCCCACGCGTGGGGAATGTGTTCTTGGAGGAGTTCTAGTTTCATGGTTTTCACGTAATTGAATTTTTCCATGTTTTTCTTGTCGTATTTTTCGTCGCTCTTGTTCCAGAGTTGGTTCCATAAAAAGGGGTAATCGTGATGTAAGATGTCGTGGATTTCCTTTTTCGTCATTTCGTGGATGATGTTTCGCAAGTGAAAGTCGTTGTATTGGTTGAACTTCCCGCGAAGAAAGTCCACGTAACCCAAGCTGTCCTTACGACGGATCATGAGGTATTGTATTTGTTTCGTATCAGGTACAATCCGGAAACAAACGATACCGAAACTCATGATGGGCTTTTTACACTTGTAAAAAAGGTGACCGTATATGCCACAATTGTTGCACACGTATTTTTTAGAATACTTTTGGGGTTGATAGGGAGAAGAATATTGCATAAAGTAGCAAGTATGCATAAATACTACAAAAATGTTTAATTTGTTATTTATATATACAATTATGTCTCCTTCACCGCAAATCAACATGTATTATATTCAGGAAACGTTGGAGAGTTTTTTGAGCCAATGTGGCCATTATTATAAGCCGAACAAGGCGAATAAAAAGAAGATTGTGGACTTGTTTGAGACTTTGCCGTTCTTCTTTTACGACATACCAGTGCAAAACACCTTGTATAAGATCATTCAAAAACAGCCATTGCGGTCGTTTTATGATAGCAACGAGGATATGAAGGAGTATTGTTATTGTATGTACGAAGACTTCAGCAAGACCTATCAATTGAAATACAAGCCCCAAGAGGAATTCTATCAAGTGATGAGTCATCGTTTATATCACGGGACCATGCGATATAAAGAATGGAAGAAGAACAACATCCATGATTACTTATTTTTCCTGTTTTTGGTTTTGGTTTTGGTGGGGTACTATTTTTGTTTTTGTTGTGGGGATTAAATTAAGTTGATTTAAACTTTGTTGTTTTATTTTTCTTTGCCCCTTTTCTTTTGTTTCGTTTTGTTTGGGTTCTAATTTTTTTCATTTTACCCCCCTTATGGGCGATTTTTCGCCCTGTCTTGAATACATTCTTTCTTGCTTTCAATTTTTCCCTTATTCCTTCTTTTTTTGGTCGTCTTTTTTTGAATATTCGGCGTGGTGTATTTGGAGTGAATGGATTTGTCTTCTTGTTTTGCTTCTTACCTGCAGGCGCCTCATTATTAAGAAAATCACTATAAAGCTTTCTTTTTGCTTTATTGATAGTAAGAGCAGGTGAGTGATTTGATTTACCAGGAATAGGGGTATTATTTGTTATTGATGGGATTCGAACTGGGGATTTTCCTTTTTTGTTACCCAAATTCACGTTATTAAACATATCATTTTCATTTTTACTATTTGGTGATGGAACCTGAGTCGGATCTTCATCATCTTCATTATTGTTATTTGGTAATGGATCCTGAATCTGATCTTTGTTATTACGAGCCACCGCCGAGGGTACTACAATTGGATCTACTTTCATAATGTCCTTCGGGGTTGAACCAGGATCAGGAATGACATCTTCATTATTGTTATTTGGTAATGGATCCTGAATCTGATCTTTGTTATTACGAGCCACCGCCGGGGATACTACAATTGGATCTACTTTCATAATGTCCTCCGAGGCTGAAACATGCTTAGGAATCAACATGTCATCTAGTTCTTGTTTGAACACTTTGTATCTAACCACATTGAAGTTATTGCTATCTGGTTGTTTGTGCTTATCTAAAAACAAATCTACTATGGTGACTTCTTCATCTTTGTTATCTTTATGTTTCACAAAAAAATTATGAAATGATACCAAAACATCAATGAATTCTTTGTTAGTTTCAATAAATTTTTTGAGTGCTTCTAACTCTTTCAATATTCTAACTTCATAAGTATCATAATCCGAAATCATGACACGTGGTGCTGATGACGCCGAGGATAACGATCCCATATAATTAGACTCGTTGGGCTCATGTTGTGTCTCTACTGTTCCCCATTTTTGTATCAAATGATTAATTTTGTGTAGTAATTCAGATCTAGCTTTTATTGAGAAAGAATCGTCGTGTATTTTCTCTCTCTGTTTCATGTTATCGATAAGTTTTTTTCGTGCTTCAAGGTAAGGATTTTGGGATTTTGTTTGATATAATACCACTTGTTTTTTATATAAAGTAAAGAATGAATCCACATGCTCATCCAATAGATCAATAACAGCATTTAAAAGCTTAAGATGAGGATCATGTTTAAAAACTTCGAATAAATTTCCATCTATATATTTAGATGTGTAAATAGTACTCGCTTCTTGTTCAGATTGTTCATGTAACATTTCAAGCGCCTCAAATATGGATGAAACGGAAAGTACAAAATATTCAGGCGAATATCTGTTATCTAAATCACCGTCAATGTCAAAATGTAAATATTCATTCAAAACTCCATTGATGTCCTGCCCGCCTTCCTCCTTGGTCTCCTCACCGCCTTCCCCCTCGTCTTCCTTCGTAGTAGATCCCCCGATCATTCGTTTTGTTTTATTTATTTTCATTTTTGCTTTCAATTTCTTTTGCCTTTTGTATGTTTTTCTTTGTGTACCTCCTTGTTGTATTTGTTTTGGAATTGAATATTGACTATAATCACGTGGCTTAAATGGTCTCACAATACCTACAGAAACATTTCGGTGAAATTCTGTATGTGCCAGATCAATTAATGCTTTTATGCTGGTCAAATTTTTGAATCTTATTTTCACTTCTTCGGGTGTAAGAACATACTTATTCGCCAACCAGTATGCATGGAATAAAAATAAAAACCTATACAATGTAAATTCGTCATAGTTTTTGTTTTCTTCTATTTGACTTACCAAACGATTGGTAAATGATGCGTTGCATATCTGGTTTCCAGCAAGTGGTTTGCCTGTATCTTGCGTTTTGTATTCTTCAGATATAAATTTATGGTTTAAATCATGGGTCATACGAGTCAAAATAACACGAAAAGCTTCTGGTTTCAAAACACCAAACAAAACTTTGAATGGAAGTGAATGTTCATCTTCTAAATTAACGCCTTGTCTTCGTTGTTTTCCTGATATAATACATTGATTATAAAAATCATTGATAAATGATTGTTCTGGTGTTCTGAGACCACAAGCGTTGATTAATTTGAAACATCCAAACTGGACCTCTAGTTTTGTTGCTGAGCTAAGAGTTGTATCAGATATACCAGTGGCTTTCGCATATGGTATTTTTTTGATATCTGAAAACTGTCTCATTTCATTTTCAATTCTTTCAGTTTCATCTTTTTTTTCTTTTTTATTGTGATCTGTGATTTTTTTCACTAGGTTACTACATCCCGTGCGAAAATTGACTGCTCCTCCAAGCAATTCATGAAAATTAATGTTCATTTCTGGCGATATAGAACGCTGTAGTGCGGCATGCATAGATGCGACGCAACCATCTTTTGGATTGACCTGTGTACGAAATGTGCTCATATTTGGAATACCCTTCAATTCATACTTCAATGCATGAAATATGTATTGCTCTTGTTCAAATAATTCTCCATTAGTTTTGAAATATTCATCTAAGATAAAAGTCCATATTTTATTGAATTGATCTATAAAAATATTGCGTCCTGTCTTAAGTTGACTGTTGTGTGTTTCTTTGTTTGATAAGAATAACAAAATGTTAATAATACAATGTTTAGAATGTTCGTCGGGTATAGCCATACACTTTAGTAAGTATGGCAATCTATCTTCTTTGAGTTTATTTTTAAAGTTGATTTCTTCATTTCTAGCATTCAAAAAACCTATTAGGTACCCATATATAATACCACTTGTTTTAAAGATAACACTCTGTGTTACTCTAAGTCTCTCTTTATCGCCATCATCGTCATCTTTTTGTTTTGAAATAAACTCCATAAATTTTTCCATAATAAAGGATAAACAATCATCATAGGAGTTATATTTGTTGCCGATATCATAAATACCATTTTCATTGCTACCAGGTTGACCGATTACATCAAATTTATATTCATACCAAGATTTCCCGGACATATAAATATAGTAAATATAATTTATCTGAATTGTCCTAATTATATCAATCCGAGAAACCGAAAACAAGGAAACGGAAAACATAGCGAATAATATCTCCACCCATTGTATATGAGCATTCAGTTCTGGATTCTACTTGTTTGTGGTTTCGTGTTATACAACATGTACTACGAAACTAATGTCTTGAAAAACTTATCCAAATACAAAAAGTATTATAAAATGGCAATCGTCGTCGCCTTCGGGTTGGGCGCCCTAAAGATTGTAAAGTCGTCACCCACCATGAGCTACGAAAACATGAAAACCCTCAATCAGTTCATCCAATACATGCCCATGGACCGCGAAAGCAAGGACTTGTTGACTCCCTTTCTTTCCTCGTCGCTACCGCAGAACAGCAATTATCCGACCCGTTCTATCCAAACCCTCCACAAATCCGGTGGCAAGTCCACCAAGCGATGCGTGAGCGAAACGAAAAAGAAGTACGTGGCTTCGCTCCAAAACTGGAAATGCAGCAAATGCCACCAGCAATTGAGCGCCTGGTACGAAGTGGACCACAAGAAACGCCTAGAACACGGCGGAACCAACGAGCTCAACAACCTGGAAGCCCTGTGTAGAGAATGCCACGGCGAGAAAACGGCCATGGAAAACTTATAACCTCAATAAAATATTTAATAGATAAAGTAAAATATTTTATATGCCCTTTTAATAAGTATGAACTCCATGTTTGAATCACTTGAAAAGACCTATGAAATCATAAAGGAAAACAAGATCTATTTTATCTTTGTTCTGGCCCTTTGTGCCTCCCTCATTGGTATTTTCATCTTGTATACATTCAATCCATATAATATCCTCCATCTATTGCCCCGCATTGTCTTGATCACTTCTGTGTCTATTCTGTGCATATTGACGGTTGGACTCACCATTATTTTCAACAAAGACAAATCCATAAGGCGAGAAATCGCGGCGCAAATCATCCCCATCCTCTACAACCTCCTCTATTTATTTGGGGCCTTTTTGGCGTTTTGCATCTTTTTCTATTTCTCTAAAAATGTCCTCTTTCACAGCAACATGAAGTCGGTCTTGTTGCCACTCGTCATTGTCATCGTGCTTTTGTCCATCATCTACAGCAGGTTCATTCAAGACAAATCTAAAAAGGATGAAACCTTCTCCTTTGACGAGGAAGACAAAGAGCCCATATGGAAGACCCTGTTGTTTTACATCCCCTGTTTGCTCGTAAATACGTTGGACTTTCTTGTGAAGGATATCAACAACATGCCCCAATCCACGTATATACTGATGCTTATTTTACTGATGATCCTTTTGGTCTTTTACCTGATCCCCTTCTTTCAAGACAGAGAGAGACAAAGGGCCTATGATGGATCCGTTTTATTGTTAAAGGGCCCTAAACCTTTAGAAAAGGAATTGTTATACATGAACCAGTCCCAATTCAAGGAAAAGATCATTGAAGCCAAGCCCTTTTTCCAACGTGTGTTGTTGCAACAAAATAAAAAATGGGAGATTCAAATGGAAAACGCCACGAAGCCGTCGTTGATCGACCAATACAATCAATGGGAAAACAAGCGAATCTTTAGAAAGAGCGAAGACGGAACCTCATTTATCGTGAATGATGACGTGGAGTTTAAACTCGGTACTACGACATATGCCGGTAAAATCGTTTCTAAAACAACTGAAATCAGCGGAAATGATATATATTCCATAGAACTTACTTATCCCCCATTAGTCACCGAAGTGGAAAATAGGGGTGGTGTGGTGGCGACGGGAAGCGATACCGTGAACGACGACAACAGGCTGACCATGAAGACAAATGTGAACAAAGTAGAGCTCAAGGATGTCTTGTCAAATATGGTGGATAACACGGAGCAAGGCGAGGTCACGGCGATTTCGGATACATCCTATACCATAACAACGGATGGAAACGAAGAAATCGTTTTAAACAAAGACGACGCGCAACTTGTTCGCAAACATAGCGGACCCATTGTCACCTGGACCGACCTTAACATTGGCTCAAATGATTACATCCTCGTGAAGGATTTACCCATGTGTAAAAACAAAAACGTGATATGTGATTCTAGCTTCATTACGTGTGTGGATTACAACGACCCGGACCAAAAGCAAAGGGTGCGATACAGGGGGCACTACGAACCGTGTTCCATAGACGAAAAGGGGTCTATCTTTAGTCAGTTATTTCAACAAAACGAGGGGTTTGAGACCCAAAAAGAACCGACAATGTACAATCCGGAGATGCATCGTTTAGATCACACCATCATGAATGAAGATTTATTGTCTATTTTGTCTTCCGAAGAGGAAAGTATACTTCAAAACGCATTACAAAATGATTCAAGCAATTTCTCTAGCCGATTGCGCGAGTTATCGGAAAAGGCCGACATTGAGACTCTTTATTTAGAATACATATCAAATCACAAAAACTATCACACTATCATGTCTAATATTCACGAACTCAATAAATCCACGAACCATTACATACACCAGGAAACCAGTGCCTTGATTCACGCCATCAATCGCGCCCATAATATCCATGATTACAACTATCACTATGCCATTTCCTTTTGGATATACATTGATAGCGAAATTGTGAAGGAAAATAATACTCAACCGAACCAGCACATTTTGGAATATGCTCAAACACCATATATCTATTACAACACCAATCAAAACGAACTGGTCGTGGAAGTAAATGACTGCGATTCAAGGCAGGAATGTAAGCCAAGCATTATGTATCGTTCCAATCAAGTCTTGTATCAACGTTGGAACAACATTATCATTAATTTTGATTACGGAACATTGGATGTGTTTATCAACAATAATCTGGTCAGCACAAAACAAAACGTGTCGCCTTACATAAAACAAGAAAACAATTTCATTCAAATTGGGAGCAATGACAAAAAGGCCAAACACATTGCGATTTGTAATGTGCACTATTACGACCAACCGTTGAACTTAAAGCAGATCAAGCATATATATAAGAATAAAAATGAGCCTTGTAAATAAAATATTATCATTTAATATATATAATATGAAACTAGCGTTTTTAATACAACTCATTCTTTTATTGCTTCTGGTTGTGAGTTTGTATATGGTATTTACAAACAGTGTGGGCGGTCGCGCGAAACTCATTATGATTGTCTTCTGCGTGGTCATTGGTATTTATTTATTCCAAAAGCTGAAAATATTCAATGATTATGACGAATTCTACAGCACGCCAACCAGTGCCCGAGCTGGTGCGGTCACGATAGACAAAGAACAATTGAAGAAAAGCGAGGGTCATTTTGCGGTGAGTATGTGGATCTTTATTGACGATTGGAATTACAACTATGGTGAAACGAAGAATATTTTGAAAAAGGTGAATGGCAATGGCTTGTCACTTCCTCATATTTACCTTGGAAAATTCAAAAATGATTTACACATCGATGTAGATATGTTTGCGAAGGATTCTGGAGATTATGAAACGTTGATATCAGATGCGCTCACTGATGGTGGTTATACTGTCTCAGCAACTGCTGAATACACATGTGACAAAGATAGTAAAGAAATTTTTGAGGATGGACTAACCACCACTATCCCTTGCCCTGAACCCGACGTATCACAAAACATTACTATTGAAAACATCAACATGCAAAAATGGGTCAATATTATCACCACCGTGAACAACCGCACTCTGGATGTATACATGAATGGCAAACTCATCAAGACCAAGACGTTTGATAACATCATTGACCCGGTGTTGCTGAATTCGGGAGGCATTGAACTTGTTTCCGATGGCGGGTTCGGTGGCTTCTTCTCCAAGGTGCAATATTACCCCTACTTCATCACCCCGGAAAAGGCCTGGTCCATCTATAAGGGTGGGTTCGGCGACGCCTTTGAAAGCGCTTTGGACCGATACAACATGTCCCTATCGTTTTACAAGGACTCGGTGGAACAAAATAAGATGTATTTATTTTAGATTATTTATATACGAATATATATAAATAAGCAAATGCCAAATAAAAGACAAAAGAAAAGCGGTGGAACGGGAGTTGTATCAAACGCGCCTTCCAATAATAAGTCTTCAGTGGTCAACGGAATCAAAAACACAACAAACGGAATCAAAAGTAAGGTGAATGGTATCACCAATTCCATTGGGGCCAAGATGAACGAAGTGAAAGACCGCGCGGAAAAACTAAAGAACAATGTAGGAAGTAAAATCAGCGAGGCCAAGGAAAAGGCAACGTCCGCGAAGAATTCGTTATCCAATCGCGTCCAAGGTTCCGAATTATTTGGAAAGACACAAAATCAGCTCAGTGGTTTAGGGAGTTTTGCGGGTGAATTCGCGGAAAAAAATTCCGTCATTGCGAAAATCATTTTTGTTGTCTTTGTGTTCGTTATTTTCGGTTTATTACTGCGTTTAGGTATCTACCTCTTGTCCTTGTTTTACGTGGCGGATAAAAATCCCATTGTGGTCAACGGAATGCGCCCTTTGAGAAATTCCAAGGTGTATCAAGTGAATCCCAATGCTTCTAATCCCAAACCCATATTGAGGTCTATCAATGAAAATCAAGGCATGGAGTTCACGTGGAGCACATGGATTTGGTTGAATGGGGGTGTGAGTAGTGACGCTGATGATATGTCCAAATTCATTTTCAGCAAAGGGCAAGATTCGGTTGCAAATAATCAGGTACAGGCTACCAATACAACAATGAACTCACCGGGATTGTATGTAGATAATGATTCGGGAAATAAGGACAATAACACATTGAAGGTCGTGGTGTCTTTATTTGGATTAAATTCAGATGCAGATGAACATGATAACGGCGGGAAAGCAGAAGAATCGATATATATTCAAAATATTCCCATGCAAAAATGGGTTAATGTCATCATCCGCGTGCAAGGAAAAATATTGGATGTCTACATCAATGGAACGCTAACCAAGAGAAAGGAATTTGATCGTGTCGTCAAACAAAACTACGGCAACGTACACGTGGGTTCCCAAAAGTATGGCGCCGATGGCTATGTTTCTAGTTTAAGATACTTTGACCATGCGATCGGAAACTACACGATTCAAGATATCATGTACAAGGGACCGAACTTGAAAATGGAAGGGAGTGAGATGACCACCACGGCTCCGCCCTATTTGGGTATGAAATGGTACCTGAATGATCCTTAGTTCATTATTTACGAAGCCTGAAAGAAACTGGTGATCATACTGTTGTTGTTTTCGCGATTTTTATTAATAATCAAATACTTTTGAAAGAGAATGGACTCCACTTCTTTGTCTTTCCATTGTTGCGCCTTTTTCTGGTACTTGTCAAAGTCCTCCGTTTCTTCGCGCAATCGCGTGAGTTTCCGCTGAAACATCTTCTTGCGTTTTTGGAATTGAGGCATGTCATTCAACACCAAGGAATAGATCTGCAACACGGGTTTCATGATTTGATTTGTGATGTAAAACCCGTAATCAATCTTGAGTTTCTTTTCCCGAATGTAGTCGGGATGTTCTATTTTATTGCCCTGTAAATCTTTCTTTTTAGAGGTCAATATGTACACGTAGGGGATGCGGTCGCCGGGACCCGGTTTATTGCCTGGATCGCGGACGCCCATTCGATCGGACAATACTTTATGTGCGATTTGCTTGGGGTTCTTATAGAAGGACCGCAGTGATTTGCTGATGATCAACTTGTGTATGGGGATGTTTTGATTCACAATGTCATTGAGCATTTTATCTAAAAAGGCAATCGATTGCTGGATGTTCTGTTGTTTCATCAAAATGTCAATGATGCCCCCGTAGACGTCCTTCACAATGGGGGCGTTATCTCGCCGTTTGAGCACGATGCCCATGCTCTTCCGCTTACACTTATGCGGGTCTTCTTCATACAACATGCCCACATACCGCTTCTTAGAGAGGAGGCAAAAGGGCATGAACGTCTTCTCATACTCCAGATCGTGAGGCTTTTTGAGGAATTTGGTCGCGATCTCGCCGGCTTCTTTCGCCAATTCAATCGTGACTTCCAGCGCTTTCTGTCCTCGCACGGGTGTTCCGTCTTCGTCTTTCAGGTTAAAGGTGAAGAATACAGAATCCGTGTTATGAACAATCATGTTACCGATGCCCGCCGCAAAATGGTGATTCGTTGTGGTCAAGTCGTACACGTAGTCCGTGTATTGTGGTAAATCCATTATTTTTTTGATCTTGTGTGGATTCTTACGGAACGCGTTTTTAGAATAATTCAATCTATAAATATCTAGTTTATCTTTCCTTGCGTTGATGGACACATTGTATCCCAGTGATTGGATGAGATAATACAATTGACTACAACTGATTTGACTCTTTTGATCAATACGCTTGCAACCATCGTATTTATTACCATCCGCATCATACACCCCATCCAGGAATGCTTGTTTGATTTCATTTGTTCCGTTGAGGATGAATGAAGGTATACTATTGTGTTCATCAAAGCATGATCCATAGATCCTCGCTTTCTCACACGACACCTCATGCTGACTCGCCCGATCTTCACAGGTGTGAATCAATGGATGATGCATCAGTTCCGCCCCCACTTCGCAGTCATTGGGAGAGATTTCTTCGCCATTCGGTTTCAACAACGAATGATCATCTGTCACGTCTACACAACCATTGTGTGTCAAAACACGCACCATCTTTTTATGACTTGCGAGTTTATGACGTATGATCGTGTTCAATGGCGTCCAATCATGATTCGTCCACGTTTCTATACGATATGGTGTCAAATCAATGTATTCTTTTTCTTGTTTCCCGGGTTCCACACATGTTTTCCAGGCGCTGTTTCCATATGTAGATCCGATCTGTTCTATGGTCATGATTTGAAGTTTCCCATCTACCTTGATGTGAATGGGTGTGTAATACGCAACACTATCCCCATAAATGTACTCCGCATTGGTCATCATAATACCATGCTGAGTATCCACTTTCAAATTATTATACACATTCTCAATGATATCGCGCGCATAGTGCAACAACTTCCGCCCCGTTGCCGTGGTGGATGCCGCCACATCCATTTCGTAAAAGGTGCTCGTCTTCGCACCCGTTTGGCCATACAAACTGTTGGCCGTTACCTTGATGGAGAGCTGTCGTTTGTCCAAGATATTCTGCATGAACGGATCACTCTCTTTCTTCATTTGCTTCTTCGTCGCACTCCGCGCCGCCAGCAATTCCTGTAAGATGGACGGCATGATCGCGCGGTCTCCGTTGGGAAACTGGGCATAGCGACACACCTTGTATCCGGTCAACACCTTTTTCGCCGCCGCCGTCGCAGTGGTTCGTTTAAACGCAAAGGTATCGTATTGAATGTCTACGTATTTATAGCCAGGCAAGTTGTCGTAAATAAACGTCCCACTCTTGTCCCGTTCGCCCGTTTGATACAACAACTTGTGATCCAAATTATAGGTCTTCGTCCACACCTTGGAGTCATGGGAAATGTTTTCCGAAATGATAGACGATGGATACAAAGAGCTGTAATCCACACACGCCACCGGATTATCCAGATACAAATTGGTCTTTGGTTCCAACACAATCGCACCTTCATACATGTCCCATTGATTTCCCTTGCTGATCAACGGCATGAGCGTGCCCTTTTCCCGGCACTTTTTCGCAATGTAGGACGTCAACTTGATCCCCTGACCACGCATCATGAGGAAACTAATCGGCACGGAGCAGATCTTACTCATCTCAATATACGTGGTCATGATGTCAATCTTTTGGAAGATTTGATGAACCAGGTTACAATCCTGAATACAGTACTTCGCAATGATCCCCTTTTCATTCGGCCCCTCGTTGGTCATGCGGAAAATATCTTGGGGCGTCACATCGTCCTTTGCGAGACCCCACTGAATGGTTTCATTCTCCAGGTCATCGCTCAAATGACCCTCTATAATGAAACCGTCATCTTCTATTTCAATAACCTTGAATTTCTTGCCATTTTCGTAGAGATCATTGGAATGATTGATGATTTCAAAGTGCACGAAACAGTTCAAGGTGATGCCCTTCATGTTCTTGGTTTCTACCTTGCATGTTTCGGCCGTTTCGTCGTCTTCTTCCACGTAATTACAAAATGACTTCACTTTATCGGATATCAAGTAAGAGGACACGTAATCCAGTTTATAGGAAGGCAAAATGAATTCCTTTCGCATGTAGGTAAACACATCTATTTGTAATCGGCCTTCCATCACGGGATACCTCAAATCATACGCACCCGACGCCAAAATGATCTTCGTTTCCCCCAAATCGGTGCTTTCATCGTGTTTGGTGCGCGAAAACTGCAAGAACTCCTTCACGCAATGGTTCTCATCGGCGCGGTCATACATAAAGGGGTAATCAAAACCAAAGATGTTATATCCAATGATGATGTCGGGGTCTTCCTTTTGAATCACCTTGGTCCACGCCAAGAGCACATCCTTCTCGTTGTCGTAGCATTCAATGACCTGCGATTTCTTCTCCAAGTTCGTCGTGTCATTCAGGCAAATACAATGATTCAAATGACTCTCTTCTTCTCCATAGGTCACAAAGGTAGACCCTATAAAGGTCACGTAATCGCCTTCCAAAGGCGGGAACATTTGGTTTAATGCAATCAGCAAATACGAGGTTTTCACCTTGGGTTCAAGATGATTGTCTTGGAGCGTATCCATGAGATTGATTTGTTTGGTTTTTGATTTTGATTTTGATTTCGGCTTTGGCTTCACCACAGCATCTTCGTCTAGTTCTTCGGCACCACCATTGCTATTGTCCCGAACTTCGTCACTGGGTTCGTCTTCCACCGCACCAAAGTAGGTGTTCATGGAATTTTCCATGCTTTTGATTTCATCTTCGCCCAATTCCGGCTCATAGGCAAGCAAATTTTCAAACTGAATCTCAAACATGGCTTCATCATAAGTCTTTTCTTTGACAAAACACCTATCCATGTCTAGATCATTGCTAAAATGGAACGCACACTTCAACAACTGTTTCAACAAGGGAACGTAGCCATATTCCTCAATATCTTCTTCGTGATTGACCATGTATTCAATGACATCATAGGCGACCTTCTTATAATCCTTCTTCGCATTGGGAAAGTCGCCGTGAGAACTGGACGCCTCAATATCAAAACTGCATATCTTATAGGGAACCACCGTTTCCTTGTTTTCTTCGCCGATGATGTCACGATACGATGCGTTGAATTCGTAGGTCGTCTTGGCGCTTCTCACCACGGGGTTCCGGTAGTTTTGGATGTTTACCCAACCCGATGGAGATATACTTTGAATGTGAAAGAACCGCAACATGGGCGGAATCATGGTCTCATAGAGTTCGGTCTTGGTGCCATTGAACACGTACCCCGTCTTATGGACCTTTTGCCGTTCCCGATCGTAGTAAAGAGCCTTGATTTTATACAACAAGGTCACATTGTAGCACGAAAAGTAGATGAATTGGTGTTCTTTGTTGTCATCAAAGTTGTAGAGCGTCTTTCGCGAAATGAGCTTCTTCTCGCAAATGTCTTCGCATAGACTCTTGTAAAGAGGGAAATTATCCGTCTTGTGTTTTTCTTTCAAATGTTCTATGAACTGTTTCACGGTGAAATCGGTCCACGAATCATCCACCTTGATATAGAAGAACGGCTTGAAGTCGTCAATGTTTACACAATAGGTGTTCCTCTTTTCGTCGATCCCATACATGCGAATCACGAAGTCATCGTCCTTAAACGTAGATACCTGGAAGTCTACACAGCGGAAGCTATGAATTGGATTTGACATGATAGCGGATATGATGTCAAACGAATAGTTGTATTGTCCTTGAATGTTTAAATTCCATTCAATTTTATTTTAACGTCTACTTCTATTTTTCGTTTTTCTTTGTTTGCTTTTTGTGCCTTTTTTGCTTGTTTTACTTTTCTTGTTCTTTTTCATCTTCTTACCACCCTTGAGCGTTTTTGCGCGTTTCGCCTTATTGGCATTGAGTCCGTATAACTTTAAAATACCTGCGATCTTGTCGCGGTTGGCCACCACCCGATTCTTCACCAGATTTTTGTCTTTGTTCAACCCAAAGGACACCCTTCTTTTCTTGAGTTTCATCGTCGCATTGTTGATGTCCTTGTTTTTTTTGACGTCGCCCACTTTGGGTAGATTGGAAAGCACAAAGTGAATCATGTTCTTCGTGTTTCGCTCCTTTTCAAAGGGTTCTAATTTCCCATTATTGACATTGAGTATGGTGGGGAATCCATCTACCACGTTTTTCATGGGATGGTGAATTTGGTCCATGTGTTCCCCATTGACTTCGTATATATTGCATGGTTTCTTCTTTTCGGTCACGCGTTTCTTCATGTCTTCCCAGTGAGGTTTCATGGACATGCAGTGTCCGCATTGAGGGTGAAAGAACAACACCGTCGCATGTTTGTTATCATTTAACTCATTCAATAGAAACGCATTTTTCTCATTAATTTTTACCACATTCATAATTATATAATATATACATATATAAAAATAAGAATGAAAAAAGAAGCAAAGATTACGTGCATTGTCATTATTATTGGAGTGGTGTTATTCATGTTATGTCAAGGCGTGAAATCCGTGCCCCAGCCCTACGAAGGCTTTGTGTCCGGCAATTGCCCGACGACTTTAATTAAGAAGGGAAACCAGATACTTTTATACAACCCGGAAATGGCAAAGGTCCCGGGTGTGAATCCGGTGGTCCTAGAATCGCTTAAAGACTATGAAGAATACGTGAAATGGCAAAAGGCCAGCAAATTAGATTGCCCTATTCTACATTTGGAGCAAGTCTTTAACACCCAAGGCGAGGCAAAATATGAAATCCGTAATTCCTTTCTTTTGGACGCGCCGGTTGGTCCGTTGAACCATGAACTACCAAATGTAAACAAACCGCCTTGTGTGCAGAAATTAATAGACGCCAATAAAGACAACAGCCCATACAACCAAAACATGTATGCGGCGTTTGACCCGTACAACCAAGACGTGGGGCGAGTGACGGATCTGGATTTAATAAACGAAGATGCGTCGCTGATCATTAAAAACTAAGCGCTGCGCGTTTCACATATTGAAATACTTTCGGGGGTTTACCACTCCGCATCATGGAATCCCATTCATTTGATGCTGTGGATTGGTGAGGTGTTTCTATCTTTTCATAGTCTTGATCCATGATAGATTTCCATTCCTTGTAACTATACACAATGGATGGGGTGAACAATTCGTTTGAAGATATGGACAACCATTCATGAGATGACATTTACTATATGTATTTAAAAAAATTGATAGACATAGTATAAGAAGTATAAACGCTGAAATGATCGCAAACATGCAAAATAGCGCTTCCACCCAATTCTACGAATTGATCCCATTTGCGGAGTATCTTTACACCCCTTTTGAGAAGAATTACGATGCGACCTCGTCTTTAGAGTTTGCGCAAAATCACATGTTTCTGCCCTGGATCCTTACGGGATCGTACCTCCTTGCGTGTTGGATGGGTACGATCTACATGAATCGCCCCAACAATGAGCGATTTGATTTGAAATATCCACTGGTGTACTGGAATGCGGGACTGTCGTTGTTCTCGTACATGGGCGCCATGCGCACCGTACCGGAACTCCTGTATCGTGTAAGCATGGAAACAACCTTGACGGATACCATTTGCCGGAATCCATCGACTACGTGGGGAACGGGGGCATCCGGCTTTTGGGTGCAACTGTTCGTCTTTTCTAAGATTCCCGAACTCATTGACACTGCCTTTATCGTGGCCCGCAAACGCCCGTTGTTGTTTCTCCACTGGTACCACCACGTCACTGTCTTGTTGTATTGCTGGCACTCGTTTGCGACGCAAGCACCCCAAGCGCTCTACTTTGTGGCCATGAACTACTCCGTGCATGCCATCATGTACGGCTATTATTGTCTCATGGCACTCAAGATGAAACCCGCGTGGATGTCGCCATTTGTCATCACCGCGGCCCAAATCACACAAATGATGGTTGGTATGACGGTGCAAATGGCGTCGTCGTATAAGTATTTGATGGACAACAATTCGTGTAACATGAACGGCTTCAATATTGCCGCTGGGGGTGTCATGTATACGTCGTACTTTGCGCTGTTTGCGAAGTTTGCTCTGGATCGGTATTACAAACCTTTGCCGAACGCAAAAACAAACCCAAAACTCAAGGAGGCTTAAGCTAACCAAAAAACTCCCCCAATGTGGTCCGAATGTTCTTCGCCAATTTTCGTTCTTTCTTGTCCTTTCCTTGACTCATGATTTTAATGGTTTCTAAATAAGATGGATCACCCTTTATCTTGTGTAAAAAATCCCCCAACTGATTGTCAAATGGGGCAAGCAATTGAGTGGCTACATGGGTGCTGATGTGTGGGACATTACACAACATAAGAATGCCAATATTGTCTTTGTGAATCTGACTTGATTTCTTCTTGGGGAGACAAATCATGGGGTTTGCTATCATGGACGAGGAGCCTTCTCCGTCTTCGCCTCCCCCTTCCCCTTCACCACCTTGCACCGCATATTTCGTATAATATTTCAAACAAAATTTCAATAAATAATCACTCGTTTCATTGATGTGCTTTGTAAGGAGCACTTGAAACCCTTTTTCATAGAACAAACTCATGATACTTGACATGATTTTGTCCTTATCAATATTGTGTTGATTGAAATAAAGATCCAGGTTACCCTCCACGATGTAGATGATCTTGAGGTGCGGGTTGTTGGTCGCATGCTCCACGAGCCGATTGCTTTGCTCTTGATACCGCCCATCCAAGATACTAGACGCCAAATCTTGATGCGTCTTGCGTTCAAAGATCATGTTGCCGATTTGAAAGTCGCCGACGACGAGGTTCTCCTTTTTGATGATCACGTTCTTGTATTTGTCTTCGTGTTGTATTAGGCATTGGTCCAATCGTTTAAGAACGTGGTGTTCGCGGTAATCCGAAACGAGTTCCATTGGGAAAGTAAGGGAAGTCGTTTTTAAATCGTATCTTTAAATACTTAACCTACCATGAAAAAATTGAATTACTATATAAAGCAAATTATATACACTCTATTACGAGTGTATATGGATATTCGGAGTTTCTTTAAAGTAATCCCAAGTAAACAAACCAGCAACAATGAAATATCCAAATTCGCCGGCCCTAAGAATGATATACACGGAGAAAAAAAAGTTATAATTGACACATTTATGAAAAACGTGAAAGGTAAAAAGTATGACAAAAATGGAAACAATAAACATTGTGGTTCGGAAGGTCATTGGTTAGAGGAACAAATGAATATAAAACCGAATTCGTTAAACGAACCTGACAATCTTGGTTATGAACAAAAAAAATATTCTTCTAAGATAACATTTGGAGATTGGAGTGCTTCAAAATATCGTTTTCATGAAAAAGACTTGACAAGGAAGGAGTTTCTCGAATCGTTTGGTTCCAAGAATCCTATAAAAAACAATAGATATTCTTGGAGTGGTAAGGTGTTCCCTAAATATGGTAATGACTATAACGATGCTGGACAACGTATTCGCTTTTTGGAAAACGATTTGGTAATTGAGTATTCATATCATCACGATAAAAGAGAAGATAAGATATATTTTAAACCATTACTCGTTTCCGAGGAACCCATACAATTGGCAATTTGGTATGAAAACAAATTAAAGGCTCATATAGAGCGTAAATTTGGGGTCAATGGATTTTACATGTGCAAGAAAAATGAAAATAACGTATATGATAAGATTTGTTTTGGAAAAACCATAGATTTTCAGTTTTTCAAAAAATGTATCCAAAATAAGAGCATTATTTTGGATAGTGGAATGTATGAAGGAAATTCTCGGAATTACTCCCAGTTCAGAGCAAATAAATCTCTTTGGGATAGTTTAATTACAGAAGAGTATTGACGATATGTTTACCCAGATGATAAGCAAAACGACTTGCTACAGCATTTCCTATTTGCATAATTTGATCCTTTTTATTTCCTGCTAATATAAAGTTATCAGAAAAACTTTGGATTCTCTTCAGTTCCAAAATAGTAAGTCGTCTGACTTCTATATCACTATATCGGACAAGTGCGTCATATCCATCTTTCCAATATCTCGCTGGGATTGTATAAGAAGGTTTATCCATTTTTAAGAATTGAGCTCCGAATCCATTTCCATTTTGTTTTGCTTTTTCTTTTTTTGCTTTAATTCCGTTTAATGCTTTATCACTTAAGTAATGATTGCTATCAACATCTTGTTTTTCTTCAAGAATAGTGCTAACAGGAATCCTGTTTTCTTTTTTAAGTATCGGTATGGGTTCAGTTGGAATAATATTCAAATCTTTACGAATACCAATAATAATCACTCTGCGTCTATTTTGCGGTACTTCAAAATCACTCGCATATAATTTACAAATGGTGCAATTGTAATTTGCATTTAACTCTTCCATGATAATATCAATCACTTTACAATTCGAGCTATTTTTCATAGATAGAATACCCATTACATTTTCCATGATGAAGGCCTTCGGGTTGAAGTAGTTTAAATACTTCACGTATTCCATGAATAATGAATTCCTTGGATCTTTTTTATCTCTTTTACCTGCAATACTAAAACCTTGACATGGTGGACCACCTACAATTAGGTCTATGTCACATTTTTGAATGTTATATGTATCGCTGAATGATTTTGGTGTCACTTCACTAATATCAGCACATATAGACAAATGATCAAAATTTTGTTTGTAACTATCAATCGCTTTATCCCATATATCTAAACCGGCGACAACGTTCAAACCAGCATCTTGAAGGCCTTTGCTCATTCCACCACATCCACAAAACAAATCCAGAACTCTTAGTGGTTTAGTTTCATTAGACCCATTGTTTTGCGTCTTTGGTTGACTTATTTGTAGTTCCATACTTCCTGTAATTGACTTTACTTCTTTGTTGACAACAATCAATTTTTTTTCATTCAATTCATTCATTTTTTCCTCCACCGCTTTATCAACAAGTGCCTTTATCTTGTCGGCATTATTGTCACAAGGTGTTTTGCGTTTCTTATGCGCATCGTAGTGAGATTTTTGAGAAAATTCCTTGCCGCACCTTTCGCAACTATATTTACCCATTTTAGTTATATATAGTTAAAACATTTTATATTTAAATCAATTTTTTCATGCATTCGCATTAAAAAACTTTTGCGGTTGGATTGGGATTGACTTGACAATTGGTATATATGATTAAATAGTAAACATCTCAAACATCATAAATAGGCAACATATTACACAACTCGGTGGTATTGATGGCGTTATTGCCAAAGTACATCTGAATGAATTCAACGGTTTTTTCGTTTTCAAACGACTGGATGACGCGTTTGTATTTTTGTATTAGTTCATCATTGGGGATGGATTCAATGTGTTCAATGCAGATCAAATGGTTTTCAATGAGGTATTCTCTGGTGTCCGTTTCATTGATGATACAATAGTTAAACGAATACATACCGACCCCATATCCTCGGTTGATGACCAGCAATGGAGTGGTGGAACCGGGCTTGTCAATGTAGTTCTTTTTGGCTTCATTCTTATACTTTTGGATGGAGAGTTTGTTGTCTTTGATATCCGAGCTATACACCAACAAGGTTTTGCTTTCATCGTCTGTCAATTGGGGCTTACATTGATTCCATACTACCTTGCCAACACTCACCCGAAAGCCCAAATTCGCCAGCGATGTTGAACCACTATACAGGGTGTTTAACTTTTTCATGTTGCTGGGTGTGCCAAATATGGTGAACGACGAAATAGACAGGCTAAAGGTGTCGTTCTTCTTTTTCCCCTTCTTCTTTTGTATGATAAGGATAATCGTGTCTTGTTGCGTTTCAATATAATCATCATGACACTCCATGATATCTAGAATATGGAAGTTCTCGTAAATGTATTTCCTTGTTTTATCGTAATACAAACAATTCAAGAAGTTCCTTGGTAAGACAAAACTGAGAATCCCATTCGTATTCAACAGCTCCAGGGATTTGATGATAAACAGCACGAAGATATTGGGACGACCGTCAAAATAGTCCAGGTACTTTTTGTGTACGTCCTTTTTGGTCATGACGAAATACGGCGGGTTACCGATGATCAGATCAAACGTCTTGGTTCCAAAGTCATGGCGGAGATAATCGTCGTGGATGAGCTTTAGGTTGTCTTGTTCCATGGGGTGAATAGACTCAAAAATCGTCTTATTCAACTCCATGCCAGTGATCTCCACATTGGCACGGGTTTTGAGTTGCGAGATGTATTCGCAAGAACCACACGAAGGTTCCAATATGGTTTTCACGTTTTTCATGTAAGGTTTCAAACGTTTCAAATTCATCTGGACCGTTTGCGGTGGCGTGAAGTAGATTCCATTGCTCTTTTTATCGGCCTTGTCTATCGCTGAGGTCAGCGACACGGAAAGTGTGGAGTATTCCATAAAAATAAGATGTGTTTGATACTATGAATGAATTCATGCTTTTAAATCAATTTTTTCTAAATATCCCCACCTTGTTGAATGCGATAGAACTCCTCTTGGGCGTTCAAAAACCCTTTGCCTCCTGGTGCGTAAAACCGTTCAAGGGCCCTATGACGGAGTCGCTTGAACTGGACAATGGCCATGACCACGCCCTTGAAGCGGGCGCGCATTTGTTGTTTCTTTTCGCGGACCAGTCTATAATAGACATTGTTACAACAACACGCAAAACTAGAACCGGAATGTCCATCTTCTTCTGTCAACTCGCTGATCTTTGAGATGATCTCATGGTTGCAAAATAGAAAGCCACCTCGCTCGTAGTCGAATTCATCTTCGTCACTTTTTTGGTTGAGTATTGCTTCTTCTAAACCATGTTCCTTGATTTTGGTGTACATGTTTTGGACGCATCTTTGGAAGTAAGTTTCCATGTCATTGTATAGGGAAGCCATGGCATATAGTGGGACTTCTTGTTTGTTTATTTTCGTCTTTCAATTTTTATTATATTTTTTTATTATAAATGCGCAAGTACACGAGTCATCAAAGAAGAAAAATGAGGGGGAAAAGAAAATCAGTAAGTTTCAGACGGATGGGCGGCGCTGCCGAAAATGAAAATGGAAAGGGAAATGGAAAGAGAAAGAGAAATGGAAATGGAAATGGAAATGGAAATAAAGAAAATGGAACTGAAAACAATGACATGTGCTATGAAAGTAGATGTAATATTTGTATGGAAAAGTATAACAACGAAACAATTGTGAGAACGGAAATTTGTGAAGCTCGTCATCATATATGCGTACAGTGTGCTGTAAAAATGTACCAGCGTCACTTACCTGACCAAGTTGATAAACTAAAATGTCCATTTTGTCGTGGAGATTGGGTTCAAACAACAATTGATAATATGGAAAAAATGGAAGAGGAAACGATAGAAAAACCTGATGTTGTGGATAGAATGGAGAGAGAGGCTGATATATTAAATTTACCATTCCGTGATCAAGTTGATGACAGAATTACGATAATCGGTGCGAGTAAATCGTTGATATTTGCCCGAGATTACGTATCTCGTGTTTTAAGACAAAGAATGGACAATCCAAGAGAAACTTTTCCTCAGCGTCAAGATACTAGAAGTAAAGCAAAAGAAATAAATGATAAACTAAATGATGCTGTATTGATACAACACATCCAAAAATTAGAAGAGAGTTACAAAGAGTTATGTTCAATGGATGAAGATGTCAATGAAGTTATGAATATTCGAATAAAGGTGAGAAAAGATCGATTAGAAAAAGTATTAAGAGAATTTATATTTATCATGTGTAAAATTTGCGACAGTGTTTTAAATGATAGATACGGTACTGTAACAGTGCGTAGGAATAGTGGCAGGTGGGAACAAATGGACCTGATAGAAGTAGCAAAACAATTCAAAAATGTACAAACACGCACTTGGACTGAGTTTGTTAAATCGGTGGGTTGTTTTTTAATGATGAGGGCACCGAATCGTATACCTACACGTCTTTTAAGTGGAGGAAAAAAAAACCGCAAGAGTAGGTTGAGGCAAAAAAGAAAGCAGACATGCAATAGAACTAGACGCCGTCGGCGTGTGTAAAACAGTAAATGGATGATATATATTGATGATTAAATATATATATCTTTCAATGTGATTTTCTATAGAATATATAGGATGATGAATCAACTAATCGATAAAAACACACACAAGCTCGCGTTCATTGGAATACTTACAGGAATCGTCGCTTCAGTCGTTGGTGGGGGTGCGGAAATATTGATTGTCCCCTTATTGATTTACCTGAAAGTATTTGACGATTACAAGACCGCGATTGGGACATCTTTGGCCTCCTTGTTGTTGCCGATTGGGATTGTGGCGGTATATTTTTATGCAAAGCATAAGTGCGGAAACGAAAGTTGTGTGAAATGGACATATGCTTTCATCATTTCTATTTGTTTTGTCATTGGTTCATTTGCTTCGTACTTTACCTCCCAATTAGAGGCAAAATATCTGAAGCGAGGATTCGCGACTTTGTTGATTGTGTTTGGGATTGTGATGTGGATGGAGGGTGAATAGGGGGTTTTTGAGTTGTTGTTTTGATTTAAATAGAATTGTTTATATTGTTCATATGTCAAATTACGGCCACTACAATCACCAATATGATGGGAATCGTATTGACTTTCCAGATGAATCGTTCACAATATCTGGGATTTCACACTATAAAGAAAATTGTAGAAATATTGGTTATGATTCAATTATAACCATGAAAGAAGACCCTGATAATCAGTTTGATTCGTCCGCAATAACCATTTATTTCAATGATAACATTATTGGATATGTACCGAAAAAGGACGAGAAAACAAAAAAGATGTGTATGGATCACATTAATGATAAACTAGTGATTATTAACATAAGTACCAAAATATACGGAATACGTGTGATACCAGAGACTTTTTATAATGTTGACCCCATCCTACAAAGCCAAGTTATGTTTGCTGATGCATAAAAGAGTTGTGTTTATAATATAAACCATTCCCTCCATAAATATGAATAAAATGACTTTATTTAATCATATTTTACCAGATGAACTGTGCGATGAAATCAACGATATTGCATGCACAAGACGTGTGAATGGTGATAACAAATCCAATGAAATTATCCTTTTATTTGGTTTGAATGAAAAATGTAGTGATGTTCATGATGAACTACTTCAATGGCTATTTCGTTGCTTAGATACAATTTCTCATAAAGTTTTTGATGGTCATCAATACACCTGGAATATAATATCTCAAATAAAAGATGATAATTATCAGGATGAAGATGACGAAGAAACAAAAAAGATAAATACGATCATGGTTGCTATACATGTGACACATGACACATTAATGACATTCAATAATGATGGTATCACTGTACCATTTAAGTATGTAGCATCAAAGACATTATCACCACAAGAAATAATGAATTGTCTGGTTTCCGAGCCGATTTTTATACAGAAAATAGGTGTGAATACTGTATCGTGTGAAGTTATGATGAAATGGTGGAAAGAGATGATTTCAACTGAACAAAATTATTTCGATATGGCGGGTGAAGGTTATATGACGCATCCAATGTGGATCAAAGGAAATCGTGGTGAATGGTTCACTGTGTTGGAACGGTCTTTTAACTTTGGGTGGTTGGAATGAACCATTGATTTTCGTTCCCAAAAATAAAAACTCAAACAAAATACTTTTACTTTTCCTGTTTTTTTTTCAAGTTTTTTTTTTCATTCTCCCCCCCCCCTCCAAAAAAGATAAAAAAATATAGCATTTTAAGCTACATGAAAAAGAACGATGCTAACAAAACACATAAAAAGGAACGAAGTGTTTTCTTATTATTAAGGTAATCAATCATATTGTGTTATTTTCAAAAAGAACGAAAAGAACCAAAAAGAACGAAAAAGAACGAAAAAAACATACTTTTTCCCAAAAAAAGAACGCCTCATTTATCCATCAAAATATTATAAGCATAAAAGATGACAATTACTTAAAATACAGAATCAATTGTTCGTACCATGCTTGAGAAACGAACAACAAATATAGCATTTTTATACCTTTTTTTAGCATTTTATACCTTTTTTTAGCATTAATTTTGTTATGATAAAAGATGCGATACTCATAAAACACAACAAAACGAACCACGCCTTTTATGGTGAGGGTGATTTTAAAGCCCAAAAAAACATGCAAAAAAGAACGGGTTATAATCGATTCCAAAAATAAAAACTCAAACAAAAAACTTTTACTTTTCCTGTTTTTTTTTCAAGTTTTTTTTTCACCCTCCC